GTCTTGAAGCTGGCCACGCTCATCTGGTTCAACTCGGGCATGGACGTCCACTCGGGCAGCGTCTGCGTCTCAGGAGTGGCGCGTTGGCTTCCGGTCACGCTCTCCACCAGACCAGCGAAGAAGCCAGGCTTCTCAGGCTGCTCAAGCGCGGCAGGGCCACCGCCAGAGCGAATGGCAGCCACACGCGCCTTCAGTTCAGGCGAGTCCGGCGCAACATCGTCAGGGATGTTGTTGATGGTGATGCCATCTTTGGTGGTGATCGAGTAGGGCATATCAGTAGTCCACCGTCACGTTGCGCTGGCCAGCAGCAGGCGGGTTGACGTTGCCACGGCCTGCGCCAGCAGTGCTGCTGCCAGGTTGAGGCTGTCCAGGCGGCGTCTCTGTGGCCTCGTAGAAGATGTTGGCCGTGTTGAGACCGTAGCCCTTGGAGATGCGCTCGATGCCTTGGCGCACGGTCTTTTCTTGCTCGGCTGCGGACTGGTAGAGCTTCTCAGCTTGGCCCTTGAATGCCTTGCGCTGGCCTGCGTTCAGGCGCTCACCGCTGATGACCTTGTTGTAGATGTTCTGGATGCGCTCAGGCACGCCAGCGGCGTTCTGCGCCGTTGCAAATTCGCCCTCGCGCACCACAGAGCCAGGGTCGAGCATCTTCATGTAGCCAAAGATCAGGGACAGGTCGCCGACTGCGCTGTCCTCGGATGCCTTGACACGACCGTATGCCGACTTGACCTCTTGATATCCCTTGGTCTGGTCGCTGTATTCCTTGCGGAACTTGGCCTCGGCCTCTGGGCGCTTCTCGGCAGGAATGATGCCTGCGGCGATCTGGTTGGCCTCTGCCTGGGCGCGTGCGGCGTCTGCACCGGACTTCTTGGCGGCTGCATCGGATGCGCGGCGTGCGGCTTTGGATGCCTCGATCTGGGCATTGGTGAGGTTCAGTTCTGCACCAAACTTCTCAGGGGCAAACTTGGCCTCGGCCTCTTTGATGATGGTCTCGGCCTTTGCCTTGCCAACGGCAAACGGCTGCAGTTCAACCTTGCGGCCTTCCTCTGCAGCCAGTCGCTTCTCGTTCTCAATCTTGGTGCGCAGGTCTTGGTATTTCTCAGGCCCAAGCGCAGCTACCAGCGACAAGTTCGTGCTGACCTTGGCCACATCGGGGTTGGTGTCAATCACTCCAAGCAGGACTTCCTGTTTCTTGGCTTCATCCTCGCGGCCAGCGTTGCGCAGCGCAGTGATGCGCTCTTGCACAAGGTCTTTGGCAATCTGCGGCTGCCCACCTTCAAGCGCAAAGAGCACCTTCGAGCCATATCCGACTTCGTTTTCTTTTTGTTGCGCGTTGAGCACGCTCCAGGACTTCTCCAACTCTCCGCTGAGGGTCGGATACTTGATCATCAACTGCGTGAAGTCGGTGGCTGTTGCGTTCGGGTTCTTTGCCAGCGTTGCCAACTCACCCTGCATGGCCTGGGCCTGTTGCAGTTGGTTTTCCTTGAGCGCAGCAGCGGCCAGAGCCTCTTTTTGCTTGGCTGCGTAGGTAGCCATGCCGAGCGCGGTCTCCACGCCCTTCATGGTCGAGCCAAATGGGTCGCCAGCTTGCTTGAATGTGTAGTCGAAGGGTTGTGCCATTTAGAACACCTTGAGTGCTTTGAGGGTGGCCTCCTGACCGATGGAGCTTCCAACGTTGCCCCACATCTGGGCTTGCGCCTGACCGGAGGCAAGTGCTGCACCGGCTGCGGCTTGGCCCTGTTGCTGAAGAAGGTTCGCAATCGTGCCACCTGCGGTCTGTGCGGCTGCACCAGTGCCTGCGGCAGAGGCTTGGCCAAGGCCAGAGATGGTGCCGAGCTTGGAAAACTGGTTCTCGATCATCTGGCTGAGAAGCTGCGGACGGTATTGCGCCAGCGCAGCTTGGATGTTGCCACCTCGCAGGCCACCAGTGGCCGATGCCTGCTGCAGCATGGCGGTCTCGCCTTGACGGGCCAGCGCCTCAAACTGCGGCGAAGTCTCCAGCGCGGAGATAGCCTTCTTCTGTTCTTCGGTTCCGGCCAGGCCAAGCAAAGCCTGCTGTGCGCCAAGAGCCGATGCGCCTGCGCCAACATACGGCTGGAGCAGCTTCTGAACGATGTCAAACTGTCGGCGCGTCTCCGCGATGCTCGCCTCACTTGCGGCTGTTTGTGCGCCAGCGGCAGTGCTTGCTGCCGATTGTTGTGCGTCACTGGCCATCATGCCAGTGATGATGGAACCGCCTACGATGGCGGTAGCAATTCCACTCATGCCTGGTCTCCTTGTTTCAAAAAGATGCCAGACAGCGAAAGCGCCTGGCGGTAGTCAACGGTCACTTCCTCGCCCATGCTGCCACCTTCGCATCCGGAGATGCGGCGCAACGCCACGAGGTAGATGTGGCCATTGTCTGAGCGCACAAACTGTGCGTTCGGGTTGCTGGAATGGTTTGTGTAGCGTCCAAGCGGCGTGCGCATCCCGTCGATGCGAGCAGGGCCAATCAATGCGCCAGCCTCGACAGGGTAGCTGAGGAAAACCCCAAGACCCTCGATGGCCGATGCGCGGATGGTGATGGCAGCGTAGCCAGGCGGCATGCCGATCTGGTCTGCTTCGTTTTCTGACTGGTTTCTGACGGTCTCAGCGTCAAAGCCAGCTTCTGCAATCAGGTCGGCAAAGTCGTCGCGGTCGGCCTGTCGCGCTTGGTGCTCCAGCGCCTGCTGCGTGGCGTGGTATGCCTGCCATGTCTCGCTCTTGTCGAGGAACATGGCCTCCAGCTTGTCGATGTCGCGTTCTTCGGTGGCGTAGACGTTCTGCCAAACGCAGGTCTCCAGCACGAAGCCGACCTTGCGGCCAGGCTTGCCAACGAAGATCATGGGGGCGCGTAGAACCTCGGTTGTGCCATCGTCCTTGAGGATGGCCACTGCGCCAGTGAGCATGATGTTCAAATGCTCAAAGCGCTGCGCGTGACCAATGGCGAGAGTGCCTGCAGGAAGTGTGACCTCGCGGACGTAGATGCCAGGGCCAAAGTGATGAACGACAGGGCATTCGGCCTGCGGCAACGCGAGCATGTGCTCCTCAAGCCGTGAGACTTGCTCGGCTTGCTGCACTTGTCGGTTCTCGGCCTGCACCAGCATCAATCACTCCTTTTCAGGGTTGTGGCTGCTGGCGGCCTGAACGACTCAGCACCGCCATTGTCTCACAAATCGCCACAGCGTCAATCGCCATAAAAAGGCGCTTTCTCCCACGCCTGGCAGGAGCGCATGTCGTGGCAGATGAAGTCAAACTTGTGGCAGTAGCCACGGAAGCCTGCGTCCGTGTCCCACTCGTTGCGTGGAATCTTGTCCATCTTAGCCTGCATCAACGGCGTGTTGTTGTAGTACTCGCAGTTGGAGCAGCGGCGGCGACGGGCTTCTTTCTCGTCGACCTGCATGGCCTTGCCAAGAGCCACCCAGTAGGTCTTGTTGGCAGTCGGTTCGTTGGATGGCTTCTCCGGCCCGAGCATCCAGTCGTCGATGACGGTCTGGGTGTTCTTTTTGTTCTCGGCTGCCGTGATGAACGGCTTTTCCTTGGGGATGCCACCGGCAATGGTCAGCATCGGCATTTCTGCGTCGCGCATGAGGGTTTCTCCTTAAGTGATCTCGCGGCCAGACGCGCTGATGGTGATCGCACCAGCCGAGCTTGCCAAGGTTGAAATGTAGCCACCGTCCTCCAGCGTCTGCCCGACCAACTCGGGGCACAGATAGCACTCGCCTGGGGCAATGGTGCGCTGGCGCAGGACTTGGTTGTTCACGCCTGCAAAGGCGCTGGCTGCGACCAAGTTGACGCTGAACTCCACGTCCACGGCAGCGTGGTTGGTGGCCGTGAACTTGTCGATGATGGTCTTGCAGCCAACGGCTGTATATTGTGCGGTCTGAGCGCCTTCGGCCTCTTTGCGCGGGATGATGTTCTTGACTGTGACGGTCATGCTTTCCTCACTGTTGGACTTGGGTCACGGACAGGATAACAGCAGGCGCAGCCGGGGCAAACGCAGTCGCTGCCACGTTGTCCACGGTCACGGCTGTGCTGTCTGCGGCAAAGGCCAGTTCGATGTAGTCGTTGGCGTCCAGCGAGACGGGTTCTTGCATGGCCAGTGGGATGTAGCCGTTGTTCAAGTCTGACGTCACCAGTCGTGCTGAGTTTGGGATGGCCGTGCCGTTCTTCTTGAACCAGACCCAAATGTTCTTTGCCGACGAGCTTCCGCTGGTCAGTTGCAGATTGGCGTCCAGCCGATACAAGCCAGAAGCAGGCACAACAATGCGCGAGGTTGGCGTGCCAATCGACACGCCGTTGCTGATCTCAGTGCTGTCGAAAGTGAGCAGGTATTCGGTGTTTGTCGATGCAGGCGATTGGTCTGTGGTCTTGACAAACACACCGTAGTACTGCATCTGCTGAATGGTCGGGCGCACGAAGATGACGCCAGCCGATGCGTCCGACACGATGCAGGCAGCCAAAGGGATGACGTTGTTGGGCGCTGTCGGCTTGACGTTTGTCAGGCCACCGGCCACCGTTGGGCTGGCATAAAGCAGGTCGCCAACGGCAAATGCACTGGTGTCCAGATCGCGCACAAAGCCCCACGTTGTGCAGTAGCCCTTCTGTCCGCTGTCGGGCAAGTCGTGCGTCATCACGCCCAAGATGTAGAGCGAAGGCGACGAGCCATCTGCCAAGTACGGCGCAACGAGCAGCGCCTCAGTCGTTGCTCCAACAAAGCCGACCACAGAGCCGTTCGGAATGGTCACGCCAGTGGTGTTGCCAACCCTGGCGTAATACTCCTGACCAATCTGCTGCGTGACTTCGTACTCCATGCGCAGATCAAGTGTCTGGTCTCTTTTGTTCCATTTGGCCTGCCCAACACGTGCAGCCACAGCCGGGTTGCGGTTGAACTCGACTGCATCGACCTGCGCCAGATTGCTGATCGCCCTGTCGCCCTTGTTGTCGGCCACGCCTGCCTCGATGCCTGCCTCTTGAATCAGGCGCGTCAGGATGGCAATGTCAGACGGGCTGAGGTTCTCGACGATCTGGAACAGACGCTCGAATGCCTTGATCGCCTCGTGGTCAGGCAGGAACTTGGCAAGCTGGTCGCGGGTGAGTGGCTTCTGGGTTGCCATCAGAACGCCAGCGGTTCTAGCCGCGCCTCAAGTCGTGCGATGGACAGTTGCGCGTCGCTGGTGCCACGGAAGCGCTGGATACGCCAGTTGCGCATGCTGCCCTGCTGCAGCCAGACGATGCGCTTCAAACGCTCGCCCTGCGTGCCTGCCTTGATGCGCGTGTTCAACTCCATGCTCCAGGTCATTCCGTCGAGCGAGTATTGCGTCCAGATCAGCGGGTCGGAGCCAAACTCGGCGCGTCCTGTCAGACAGACCAACTCCAACTCGTGGAAGATCGCGCCCTTGCCTTCGTTGTAGACAATCAGCGTGCCAAACTCCCAGCCGACCAGATTGCCGTAGTGCGAGGACACCGTGTCGC